CTTCTATTTGTTCCTGTAATTCAGCAGAACCTATCAGTTTATATACCCACTTACCATCCTTATCTTTTCCTTTAACCAATTGGTTATAGTTATTCTCTTCCCCCTGCCCTATTCCATCAATAATAAAGTTTCTAGGTACTTTAGCCAGAATACAAACCGCATCAATAAATTCAACAGAATCAATCGGTTTTTCCGAATTCAGCCTTTCGGTAATGGTTGAATTAGTGACCTTTAAATAGTCAGCAAGCTGCTGCCTGGTCACATTAGCATCTTTTAAAACCTGCTTAATTAACTCATTTAGGCTCATTGTAGGATATACAGAAAATATATTTTAGGTTTTTCTTGTTTAGTATTATCGGTTTTGGCGATAATTGTACTACCATTTACTATTTACTAACACCATTTACTACCATGCAATTAACGAAGAAAAATCGTGAAGCAATACTGCTTTACTTAACCGAAATCAAACAGGCAGAGGCCGAGCAAATTGCAGGCCTCAATGCTGTGGGTGTGTCTACCGTATGGCGCATCTGGAAAGACATACGCACCGGCCAACCAGTAGAGGTAAACAATATTACCCTTGCCATCGCTGAGCTTGCCCTTAGCAAAAAACCCGTGGTCAACAACTTCAATAAAACCATAAGGCAATTATCGACACGTAAGCGAAGACTTGCCGCGTAACCATAGCCCATAGCCTACAGCAGTACCAATACCCACGCTAAAAAACTTACATGACAGTATACTATGAATGTCCTCACAGATTTGGCGCACTGTTCAACATAGTGGCCAATAACAAGGCAGAGGCTATTGAAAAAGCGAAAGAGAAGATGAGTAACAGTACATCAAAATGGTGTGCTGGCAATTGTAAGATAACCTATAAAGTAAGCTAATCAACAACACTATGAAAGCATCCAAAGAAACTCTCATCCTGTTCGGTAGCCCTAAGGATCCCGAAGTACAGCAGTCTATTAATAAGGCCGCCATTGTTGGTCGCAAAGTAGAGTTAAAACCTACACCCAACTTCGATACTAACCAGGGCCGCTGTGGCAAGTTATGCCATTGCAAGTACAGCTGCGCAATGTCTTACACTAACAACATTGCCAGTGTATGACCCAGGTGCGCATCAACAAAGCCGTAGAAGCCTTGCTTGAAGAGCAGCAGCAGATAAAAGAGCGGCTGCGCAACAACGACTACATCGGCAACACCGAGCGCCTTAACGATGAGGCCCGGGCAAAAGAAGTACAGAAGCAACTCAACAAACTATACATCGAAAAAAATGGGTTATGACACGCATCGAATCCCTCACAGCGCGCAAGCAGCTACTGATCAACCGCATCAAGCAGGGCAAGAACTACATGAGCAACGCGCAGATACAAGTGCTGCGCAAGCGCATACAGCGGTACAACCAGGTGCTCAAACTATTTCAGCAACAGCGCCAACCACAGCAGCTAAGTCTGTAGCGGAAGATGAGCAATGCATATACCTGCCAGAGCCAAGGCTTATAAAAGGTATGCACGTTCGCTATACACGCCACGGTGCCAGGTATCTTAAAGAGCATTGGACTCAGGTAATGGCTGTAATGCCCGATAAGCTTACTGACAAGGCACACATCCTGCGCATGATCGAAGTGTACGACCAAACACTAGAACTCTACAGCCATGAGTGAAGCCCAAAAGCTAGAGTTGTACGTGCGGATGTACCGCACGCACTACAACATGCTGCGTGAAAAAATGCGCGACATGAGCAAGTACCCACGCTGGCCACTGTGCTATATGATGGACTGCACCGAAAGCCTTTACTACGAAATGATCTTGATGATACCCGTAGAACACTACGAGCAGATTGAAGAAGTGAAACAACAACTAAACATTGCCTAGCATGACCCTCATCCACGCAAAGCCCGGCCAAAAGTTCACCATTAGCGAAATACCGATGGAGTTCTTTTACTGGGATGGCGACCACCCCGTCTTCACCTTTCAGGTAAATAACCTGCAGGTAACCTATGTAAACAAAAACTGGAATTGCAACACACTCTTAACCGAAGTAAAATGAAAACTGAAACCTACACACTCCAACGTCTATACCACGAAGCACAAGCACTCATTGAAAAGTACCAAGCCGTGGAAGATGACAAAAAACTTCGTGTCCAATTTCAAATTGAAGAAGTAAAAAATGTTGCTAAGCTAAACGTCTGGATCAGCTACTCTGACGAACGATATAATAAGTATACCGCTGGCTCAGGTCTTACACCAACACATGCACTGAATGAGTTTGAAGATGAGCTGCAAAAGTTATCAGGAAAAAAACTCATCGAACGGGTTGGCATCGAACTCGAAGCTAACAGCCAGTAGCTCGCATCTTCTAACGTCTCACTACTTACGTCTACCATCTAAAAACGCTGCCAACAACCACTACGAATGCACATACTCGAACAAATAAAGCAACAGCAAAATGAGCACACCAGGGCAGGTGTTTGCTTCTCTAATGTTATTCAAGACCTAGAGAAGGAACTACAGCGCATGAAGGATAAAAAATTGCCACAAGATTTAATTGATGCGCGTGACAATCAAATAGAAACCCTTATTGATTTCTATAACACAACAGACAACCTATTTCAATTTTTTAAACTAGCCACTATCAATTTGCACTCCGAACTTAAGATAACTGAAGTATTACTTATGAGCACAGCGAAGAATCGCGAGATGCTTATAGATCAATTGATGAACTTTAAAATGCAACGCCATGGCAAAGCTGAAGCGCTTTAAAGACGAACCAACAGGGTTAGAAATAAACCTAGAAACCGGTGATGTAACGAAGCCAGAGCCTAAAGTATGGTCAGTTCAAACAATGGCCAGCTTTGCGAGGTGTGTTAATTTGGTTGATCAGATCGTTGCAAACCAACTAAACATCGTTGACGATACGAATGTAACCACCATCGCTTATTCTCTTGTTGAGTTTGAAGAAAAAGGTAGATCGTTATTCACTCAGGTTTGCCTATTTCAACATCAATACGAAGTCCCCTTTTTAAACAACCTCTGGCAAGAAGCACTTCAAAAAAGCAAACGCAAATCTTCCTCATTTATAAAGATTTGTAAAGAGAAAGGTTTGCAAGCTGTTATCAGCGAGGACGAAGCGTGGACCTATATTTTAAAGGAACCCGGTAAAAGTCCTCGCGATATCAGTGCTGAACTTACCGAAGCTGATTCCGAATGCATACGAGAATATCATCACCTGGAGTATGACAACTGCTACTACTTTGCGAGATACGAGCGTGATGAACTGGGTAATCCTCGAAACTGTGTTCTCGAACGTAAAAGCAACTTTGTTTTGCAGATCCTCTACCACATACAGCGAGGTAAAATTAACAAGCGGGTGGTGGTCTTGAAAAACAATCGCAAAAGAGAAGTAACCCTGGATATTGAAACCGATCAAATCACCAGCTTTCAAAAGTTCAAATCAGTAACAGAAGGCGCTGGCAACTTCCTTTTTGAAGGTACTCAGGTAGACCTTAATAAAATCAAAAACAAACTATTTGAATTAGAAAAGCCATGCGTTCAAATAGATACACTTGGCTGGCACAAAAAAGGAAGCTTCTTCACCTTTTGCAACGGCATTTACAACGCACAGTTTAGACCGGTAGATAAATACGGGATAGTACAATACGAGGAATGTAATTACTACATACCCTATCATCCAGAAGGTGAAGAAAGTATGTTCTTAAACGAGAAAAAGTTCGCCTTTAAAGACAGTGCAATTACCTGGAGCCAGTGGGCGCCCATGTACTATAAAGCCTTTGGCGAAGCGGCCATGCCATGCTTGGTATTTGCAGTGGCTACTCTTTACAGTGATGCAATATTCGCAGCTAAAAACAATTTCCCGATGCTGTTTCTGTATGGAGAAGGTGGCTCTGGTAAATCTACAGTTGTCAACTTTTTGCAATACCTATTCGGCCAACCACAGCCAGCCCTTAAGCTCAGCGAAAAAGCGAATACTGATAAAGCAAAAATCAGAAAGCTGGCACAGTTTGCCAATGCCATAGCTTGTATGGAAGAGTACATCAACGATCTCGACCTTTCAGTTAAAAAAACACTTACCGGTATATACGACCGTCTCGGTTACGAACGTGGTACACTCGATAGTAAGTTCGGAACAGAAACAGTACCAATTCAGTCAACCATTATTGTGACTGGCAACGAATATCCAGATGATGATCCACTATTGCAGCGGCTTATTCTAATCGATTACAACCACAACGTTCGCACACCAGAGGTTACCAAAAACTTCGATAAGTTAGTGCAGTTAAACAGGCAAGGCATTACCTCTGTTACCGGCCAATTGCTACAACACCGCGATAGCATTATTGCAAAATGGGATCAAGTCTATCGTCAAGAATTTATCAACCTTAAAAATGCATACACAGGGCCGATTGTTCCCGATCGCATGATCGAGAATAATGCTGTTCTGCTAGCAGTTTACAAAATACTAAACGAAGTAGGTAGAGAATGGCCATTTACATACCTACAACTCCGCGATTTTCTTATCAAAACACTCATCAGCCAGGCTGATAAGCGCGACACAGGTGCGGTGCTGCAACGCTTCTGGGATATTGTGCTAAGTCTTCTCAATAAAAAAATAATCAAGAACGGGCGAGAAATTAAAGTAGATGGCAATGAAGTAAGCATTCGCTTTAAAGAGATTCACCTACTGTACCTGGAAGAGCACAACAAGATCTACCGCAGCAAGGGGTTAGCATCAAACACCATATTGGAAAAATTAAAAGCCAGCCGAGCCTTTGAGCAAGCAAAGAGCAATGAGCGCTTTGGTGAGAAGGTAACAAGCAGTTATGTGTTTAAGTATGATGAGCTCGGTGTAGACTTTCTTTCCATCATTAACTACCAGCATCAAGAGGCTATGCGTTTTGCCCAGAGGGAAGAGAAGGCTAATAGTCCAACTACTGCTACAGAACTAAATTCTGAAAATGTCAAAAACAATCATTTTTCAATGACACATAATCAAATAACTGAACCTTCAAATTCATCTGATGACCTCCCATTTTAACACAAAAAAGCCATGATTATTAAAAACTCGGTTTTTGACTTCCTACACTTCCTACATTCCTACAAAGTGCTTTTTTTTAATAAAATCAAGCTTTTTAATGGTATTCAGTCTCGAAAAAGTGTAGGAAGTACTGTAGGAACTGTAGGACTTGTAGGAATGTAGGAATGTAGGAACCCTGTTTTCTGATTTTATAGCCGTTTCCGAGATGTTTCATATAACAAATAAAATATGGATTACCCCCAATTCTTCCACCACCGAGGCCGCTGCATCAAGCGCGAAAGCGATACCCAAGCCACCGAAGTGCGTGTGCCCGAGCCAGGCAAAATGCTGCCCCTCATGCACACACCAATGTCGGAGTTAGGCATTACTAAAGCCGAGCAAATAGATGCCATTGTCGCCAATATGAAAGCATGCGACCAGGCACAGTACGAAAGCTACCTGGCTATGTACTACCAGATAAGCCACAGCAACCGCCAGATTTTTAACAACTATCGTCAAAAGCAATATGAAAGCGCGCATCCTCAATCGTAAGCCAATGGATTACCTCTTTCACCACATACTTGCCGGCTTTGCCAGCAGCTACAATGGTGTGCGCATGATTTTCGCGGATGAGGTAATTGATAAAGACGAGTACATCGAACTACTCGAAAAAAATTGCGAAAGGCTGATCGAGCGCATCAAAGAGTTTGAAGTAGCGCAAAAAATTACCTGCATCACCTTTGCTGTGTTGTTTACCACCATGCAAATAAATGGCGAAGACCTGGAGCGTAAAGGCCGAGGCCGCAGTGGCAGACGTAGAAACGATACCGAACTACCCGACTACTTAGGAGACATTGAACAATAAGCAGCGCGCCACTCATTACGACATTAAACATGTGTATAAAAAATGATTTGGGGAAATCACGTAAGCTGGAAGCGAGTGCTTCGAGAGTGGCGAACATCACAAATACATTAACAATTTAAACCAACACTACATGAATCAAAAACTAGAATTATTTGCAATCGTTGAACTCTTTGGCCACACCAAAATGGCGGGTAAAGTAACCGAACAATCTATTGGACCTGCCACCTTTGTTCGCGTAGATGTTCCTGAAACAACTGAGCAGCCATCGTTCACCCGGCTACTTAACCCAAGCGCTATTTATGCGATCAATCCAGTTACCGAAGAAGTAATGGAACACATGGCTAAAAACTTCTCTCAAAAACCAATCGAAAGTTGGGACATTAGAAAAATGCACGAAAAGCTATTGAGCATTGGAGCAAATCCAAAAGACGATGATCTTCCGTACTGATCAATAGTTGATAGCCAGTGTTGGCAGGCCGTTTCAATGCCTGCCAATGTATCAAGTATATGCGGTGCCTTTTTGTGCGGGTCGGATGTGGCGCAGGCTTGCAGGCTTATGCGCAGAAGCGAGGTTTGTGTGGTGATGGGCATGTGCCTGCAAAAGCGTGGATTTGAAAATTTAAAACTAATGCAGTATGTTTGAAGTGCGATATAAGTTACAATCACATGGAGCAATCCAATTCAAGCAGTACAATTTTAAAAATCTGGGAGGCATATCGGTGCAAGTCCGAAACGTCTGTTTACAGCTCCGCTGTAACTTATGTCGCGGTGACCTCCCTCTTTTTGTTTTTATGCGACATAAAAATGACGACACTTGCCCATGCGCGAAGCACAGTAGCGCACCGGTAACGGACGAAGCACGAAACGCTATCAACGAACTCTTCTCCACTTATGGCGACTATTCTGCAATAGACAGAGATCTATGGCAAATCATCGTTGCCGCCATCGCCAGTAAAGAATTAGACCAAGTACCCGGCTTCGAACGGGCAAACTATCTCGGCCTTTACCGCGAAGTCACTAACATTCTTAAACTACTTAAACCCACTGAGTAATGGAAGCACTACAAGTATTCACGTACAATGGACAGGAAGTAGAATTTGACCTGACCAATTCTGCCCTTATGATTAACGCCACCGAAATGGCTAAAATCTTCGGAAAGCGAACCGATGTTTTCCTAAAAACTGACCATGCCCAAGCCTTCATAAAGGTGCTTAAGCTACCACCGAATGGTGGTAGCTTGTGGATAAAATCGACTGAAAATATTATACAAGAAAGAGGACGAAATGGTTTATGGATGCACAGGATTTTAGCCCTCAAGTTTGCCGCTTGGCTTGACCCCAAGTTTGAACTATGGGTTTACCAGACCATTGATGAAATCCTTTTTGGCTCTTACCGGAGAATGGAAGAAAGCCTACGCCTTTCAGCCCAACGTAAAAACCGTATTGAGGAACTGAAAAACACTTTGGGTTCATCATCTGATTTTTTGGAACTGCAAAGGCTTGAACTGGAAGAACGGCAAGCCAGTTATGGAAGAACGAAGGAGAACCGTAATCAACTACAACTCTTTCGAGTAGCACAGTAATGGCAAAAAAGCAAATGTGGTTGGGCATAGTGTTGACTTCGTGCAGGAGCGCCCAACCTCTTTTGCTTGCGCTGATGGACAAAGGCGGGTCGCCAAGAAAAAAAGGTAACGCATATATAGTGTTGGCAGGCCAGCGATTGGTTTGCGCGTGGTGGCGAACTGTGCCGCCTGAGCGTAGGCGGTGCGAGGAAAAGCTTCCATGCCCGAAGCACCATCAGGCAGGCGGCATTGCTGCCAATATGTGGCTATCAGTAATGGAGCCGTTTAAAATCGGATAAGATGATGGAACAGCTAAGACTTTTTGAGCAACGTGTCTACGACTACACGCAGCTAACCATTCACCAACGCATTAACTTTAAAAGTTGGCATGCAAAACCAGATCGCTGGCCAGAGATCTATTACACTATTAAATGTGCACGAGATCGAATAAGGCACTGGAATCCTAAACCCCTAACCAGCGATATAGAGTTATGCAGGGTTAACCGGCATAACAAGTACTGCCGAAATGATTAGTCTAAACTATACGGTTAACTGCAATTGGTCCTCTGTCTTTGTACACCAATGTGTACCAGATGTGCACGTACTTTTGAGCAGATTCTGTTAATTGTTGGCTTTGCAACAGGCTTATCAGCTCAATTTGTTTGTTGCTTAAAAAATCGTTCAAGGCAGCCTGGGCCTTGTCGTAGGTCTCCTGCTTGTCCACAAGCCCGGAGAAGTAAAAAATGTGTGTTTTCATCTACGGCAAATGTATATGAGTGTGTACAACTTGTTAGGTTAAATATTTTTATACTGGCCGAATTCCTAAGAATGTTATAGAAACATACACTACAAAGCATCAACACTTATTAAGTTGAAATCACCATTCTTTAGTTAAGTGTATGACTTCCCTCTTCCTTATCATAGGTATTCAGAAAGTGTTGGGCATCTTTTAACTCTTCGGGCGTTAGAAGTTTGGCATCGTACATGCCTTTCACAAAGCGGTCGTCACAGCCTTCATACACAAAATCGTATCGTTCCGGGCGAACAAGTATTCGTACTGTTACTTCGCTACCCGGGTATTTCTGGCATTGCAGAAACAGTGTGGCCAGCATGGCTGAATACTTAGTAAGCAAGGGTTGATCCTTCGGTTCAGCTTGTTTTACCTGGTAGGCTTGCAAGGTAAGCTCACGCATTATCAGCCGGCAATCTTCCACCAGGTTAACTCTGTCAAGTTTCAGTTCTGCCGTAATGATCGTTTCGTTATTTTCAACTGGAGGTGTAAAAAGTTTGTGTAGCATAGTTTATTAAAACGCTATTTCTTCATAGTCATAAAATGAATGGGCCTCTTCTTTATTACCGATGCCATTCTTCCCTTTCAATTGCTTCACCGGCCAGGCTTGCATTAAGTCTTCATCGTAGGGCTTTATTAACTCCTGCAACAATTCCTTGTCTGCCTTATCATTAAAAGGCTTTAACCAATTGCGTTCCAATTCAGGCGGCAATATTACTGGCATGCGTGGTCCCTCAGTTTGCGCCCGTTCGTTGTTGTGGATTTTTGCCATCAAACCATTTGCTTCCGTGGTTACAATGGTAGCGGTATACCGAATGCTGCCAGTGCTCTTGTCCTCCCAACGCTCCCACAATCCGGCAAAGGTCATGCTCTCATTATTTTTAAGGCTTATGTAAAAGGGATAACTCTTACCACCTATATGGTGATGTTCAAAAAATCCATCAATGCAGGTGATCAGGCACCTACGTTGTTTGGCAGCTTCCCTGAATGACGGTTTTTCAAAAATACTTTCTCCCCTGGCGTTCAAACATTGCTTGCTGAGTTTAGCTGCATCTGCAGGCGACTTCACCCAAAACGGAATAAGTCCCCAATTGTAGGGTTGAAACTCCTGTGGCTTTTCATTCGTAATAACAGGAAGCTTGGGATGTACAAATCCACTAACATAGTAGGTTGGTTGCTGCTCAACCTTTTCAAGTTTGCTTTTATACGCTTCCACATCCTCTTTGCTGCCATGTCTTTCGGCATACTTGTAATTCTTTCTAGAGAGGTAGGATAAATCGTAACACATGCTATGCTGGCTTTATATAGATTGGAAACTCATCGATGCCATTGGCCATTTCTCTACATTGGTCATCCTGAATAGAAATTTGGTAGTGCCTTTTATCCAATGCTAACATTACTTCGCTCGTGGGTTCTACCAGGTAGTGGTCCCATAGATTGTAGCAGTTAAGATAATGAAACCCGGCTGCCTTCCACTCAATTAGGTGTGAGTGAGTAAATACCTCCTTAGTGCTTACTGATTCATTCATTCGGTAAAAATGAGGAAGTTAATTTACTATAAAACGAGATAACCTTGTCTATCCGTGAATTTTGACATTAGTTGTCATAATTTCTTATTGTATGATTAAAGGGGTGAGATCGGCTACAGGTACCTTTGTAGAGTATGATTGCACGTGCTGAAGTAGGGAAAATTACAGTGCCTGGTATAGCCAGAGAAGTGCAGTACGTGTTTACGACCTCGCACCTGCATTATGTTAGACCACTTATTTTAAAAGTGCTTTCGGAAGAAGAATGGATTCAGCTATTGAAACGCTGTTGGGAAGAAGAAAGGCTTTTGAAATGTAGCTTGAAGGGCTCTACCTACTTTCTGTTTTTCTGCCAGCGTAATGTAAACCCATTACTGAATCAACGATTAAACCGCCCAGCTGATTACCCCACCTTCAATAACATGCTTGCCTATGCCTTTAGGGAGATGATCAGCAACACGGTATACTGCCGTGAGCTGATCAAAGAGCAACCTCGAGATCCCAATTTCAAAACCTTCCCAGCTGCCTACAGATGTAATTAGGGGTATAGCAATACCATTTTTGGCTAATCGTGAAGATTTTATACAGTTGGAATCTAAACCACTCCCACAATTCCCTTTTTGTTAAATGGACTGGTCTGATACAAAATGGAATCCCTGTTGTAGAATAAGTAGTCATTTTCATTTGCCCAAAATTCAATAACCTTTCTTTCGAATTCATAAACTACTTGGATAACTTTTCCCTTACCAGGTGCTGGATCTTGCAATTGCTTCCCTATTCCTAAGTTATTGTTCGTTAATTGGAACTGGGTACCTATTTGAAAACTTCTACTAAGAGTATCTGTAACATCTAGCATCTTATTACTTGATCCGGGCAACCCATACTTGGCTAAAATAATTCTAAGCTCATTATGGCTAAATACTTTTTCGTTTAATGAAGCAATCTTAGTATTCAGCTGTTCAATCTCTCTTGTTTTAATAGTAATGCTAGAATCATACTTTTGCTCAAGATCATTCATTTCACTGATCATTCGGCTGTATTGTGCCTTCGTTATGAGTCTATCCTTCTCCTTTTCTTGCTTCTTTTTTATTCGTGCGTCTTCGAAGTTAAGAGCTATCTCATAAAGCTTGTTTGATAAGATAGGTAATGCCCCAATTAGCAAGAGTGTAGATACAAACGGGAAAATAAGAGTTGTGCACCAATCGATGTAGTGGGCTTCTATGTACTGAATCCTGGTTAAAGGCTTCAGCATTTCTTCATCAACAAATAGGGTTAGGTATGGAATCCTCCAATTCCAAACCAACCAAGAAAAAATAAACGTGCCATAGAAAGGGCTTGTGGTCCTTTCGTACAAAATGGCATTGAATGATTTACGTAATTCATCTATTGACATATTATTAAATGTTAAGATGCAAAGGTGGAGAACGAAGGTTAATTTCTAGGTTAGAAAAAATAACCTTAAAAATTAAGTTTTTTGTGGATAAATGTCCCTTAAGCGGCCATCAAATTGCATCTAAAATCTCTTGGACTTGTTGAGGCTTTGACTTTGTTAAATCGATTATTCTGGCAACATCATCGGCACCATCTCCATATATTATCCTTGCCTTTCGGTCTTCAATAAGGGTAATTCTGGCGGGCTTCTTTCGGTAAGTAACTTGATCTCCTTCGCTATAGGTTATCATAAAAAATGGGTTAGTTAAATAAGGCTTTAACCAACCTTCATTTTAAAAAGTTCCCCTACGTCTCCCACCACCTTTTCCCACCAATTACAACCGCCAGAGTAAAGAGTACAGCCTTCCATTGAGGTACACCGTCTTGGCGCATCCACAAGTAAAAGTCCCAATCCGCATCTGCGCGGGAGCCTATGCGGTTATCGTAGAGGTAATCGTGTGCGAGGCTGGCTTTGCTATACTTACCCATTTGTGGGAACAGCCAGCGCAGCATCCATGGTACACTGGCCCCATCGGTTACTGTGCCTTTTGGTATTGTAATCCACTCACCATTGGAGCGCCTAAGAATTATCGGCTCAACCAATTTGTATAAAGGTTGATCGGCTTGCCATTTTATAAACAGCAAACCTCTATGCCTGGTCTCGATGATGAATTCTAAGATCACAACGGCTGACCTAATTCTGTAATATAACTTTGCTTACGCTCAGCTGCTGTGGCATACCCTGGAGTGACTACAAAAGTAGCGTCTGGTATTTGACTAATTAAGTAGATAGCTGTGCCTAGATCCCCCACATCCAGTGCCATCTTCACATTCTGAAAGGCTTGCATCTGAGCGATGCTGTCATTTGTGGAAATATCTGTACTCGCGTTTTCTGACAGGAATCTTATCACAACCTGTCTGCCTCTTTCAATTCTCTGCTCTACTATTTGTCGGGGTGATTTCTCAACAGAAGTCCAACTTGCTTCATTATTAATATCATTGATATCGATACACCTCAAATTTGTATTCTCAAAGTTGATAAACGATGGACATTGAAATTGATAGGAGGCATCATACCCTAACTCTTTTATCATTCCTTCTTCGGAAAGGTTCATTCTTAGCATATTACGATGGGATTAAATGATTGAAGCAAGCAGCGCAGTTTGCGTACCGGTTGGCAGTTGTGCTAGTATTACCTGTTAGGTCTGTTAAGTTTCCAACAGTGATAAACCCAGCGATCATATCGGTAAGAGCTACCTTTCCATTGTCAATCCAAAGCTGCGGGTTTAAGACATGCACACGGTTTTGAGGACTTGTTCCGTTGGCTAAAAAGTAGAACTTCTTATTCTTTACACCATACACCATGCTTCTGGCTATGGTGTCATTGGTTTGTTTGTTGGTTCGTACAAACTCTCCCAACCAGGTATTGGTTGCTTTGTCTACTACGTGTATTTCTCCACCGTTAAATTCGTAGGCTAGTGATATAAGAAGGTCATAGAATGGTGAGTAAACATGATTACCAAATATAGAAGGGTACGAATGGTTGCCTCCATTACTAGAACTAACGTAATTTCTTATCACAGCTAAAGAATCAGCATTAAACTCTACTATTGCCACTCTTCCTCCCACGTAAGCATTATCTTTTGTTATGTAGCATCCTTTTGTAGTAGGGGTTACACCTGCGTTGCTAAACCAAGCTGAGGCCAAATCATTCTGAACTTTTGTTATAAACCCTCCTGTTTGATAGAGCTTATTGTTTGGAATGTAAACTCCGCACGAGTTATTTTGATTAAATGGTACAGAGGATAATGATGAGGTAAAATTGAACTTATACCAGGACTCCGTAACTGTAACTCCTAAATAAATTCGATCATTTACGTAGTCATACACAGCATCGGTTATACCAGTACCCACACCTCCAGAAAGCCCTGTTTCTGAATTTATGGTTCCCGTTAGGTTGTATATATTTTTGAAAGTACCACTCGCTGGATTAGCATCAATTTTACAAACCTTAGCTAATCCAAAAACATAGATGTAATCATCAGCAGAACGGTAACATAAGGCTCTATATTGAGAAGCACCTCCCCCCGGTAAAGTTAAAGTGCTTTCAACAGTGTCAGTATCAGTATCTATTACACTTATTGTTTGGTCAGTGTAATTAATTACAAATAAGTGCTTTCGCGTTGCATTCACTTGCGTGAGTGCACTAATGCTTACACTCTTAGCATCAAACTTAGGAGCATTGAATAAAAAAGTAGATGCCCTGGCGCTGTCAATTTTTACTACACTTTCAATAGATAGAACATCACCAGCAACAACGTTAAAAGGAAAGGCTATTGGCGATCCATTCTTTTTTAAAGTATATGAGGAAATATTCATGGCGGTTACAGTAGCAATTCCTCCAGAGAATTCTACTGTAAATCCAAATGCGGCCATTGAGTTAATAGGGAATGTAACTGTGTACACAAACCCATTTTGCGCATTTCGATCTTTAATAATAAATGGAGCTGGATTTATCATTCTTCGTATCCCTCAAGTTCTCCGTACAAAATTAGATCAGAAGCCACGCTCGATTCAGCTTTCAATTTTTTCCCCGGTGCAACCCGAAAGAAGAAATTACCAAAGGCATCATACCTAACTCCTGAAATCTGGTAGGTCGGATCATTGATTAATTTTATAGCCAACGAACCAGCCAACTGGCCACTGTTAGCAGGAATACTTACCACATGGATTTTCTCAGGGTTAGCGCCTGCATTATCAGTTTCGTAAATCGTTAATGTAACGGGAGCTGCGTTCTTGTTAATTGCGATTAGCTTCGTTAAATCTCTCAAGTAAGTTGCATCTGCTGCAAACATATCAGCTCCACCTCCAGCGTTAGATACCACAACTCTAAAGGGTACCACCTTGTTTGCATTTCTGAAATGTTGTGTCGTGTTGATAGCCATTTTCTTTTACATGGATATACCCATGCCTCCTATGTTAAGTTTGTTTTTCAATTTGTTAATTACCTGTTGCGTCACTGCTCCATCGGTATTGTTGCCATAGTCGTTGTACAACTTTGCAATTCCTTTAACAGAAGGTGTGGCATCGGCAACCGGTGCACCGCTGGCAATAATCCACTGCACGTCTTCATCATCCCAGATGTACTTAACAGCATCTACACTTACACCTCCATTTACAATAGCATAATCACCAGGATTCGCTGTAGGCAAAGCGGCTTCAAGTGCTACAAGGCTTGCATACTCACCTCTAAAATGATCCTGATTTCTTGGTTGTATACCAATTAAAACTCCACCGCTTTGGTACACTCCAAATATCCAATCGCTTTCGGTAGTGGTGAGCACACCACTCGGGCTTACATAAATGTAATCGCCTACCGCAGGCGAACCAGTAATGGGTGTTGTGGCCAAGCCAGACTGTTGAAGTATGTAATAACTACCTGAGCTGAATCGCTGTATCACAACCGCCCAGGGCTTGTCTGCAGCTGAGCTCACTTTCGTAAAGTCATGCTTCAACACATCACCTACAACCAGCGTAGGGCTTGCCTGAAAGTAAGCACGCGTTACGTGTGGGAACTCTGCCCAGGTGCTGATGGCTCCCGTGCTTCCATCGTTTACATTAGTAAAAATCTTTCCACCGTTTTTAGTGCCCAACTTTACTTGTATGGTGGCATTGATATACTGATCGCCAAAAGACGCATAGCGCATATCCTGTCGAGGGGTAAGCACCCAGGGAGATCCGGAAATAAATGGAGGCACAGCAGTTTGCCCCAGCGAAGTAAGCTCGTATACTTTATTACGCTGCCAGTCATCTTCATGCAATACCAGCAAAGAGTCGCCCACGTTTATGGTTACGCCATCTTTAGAAGTGAACGGTCCATTGGCAGTAGCACGCAAGCAACCATCTACACCGCCAAGGGTTACCACTGTGTAACTTGGCAGGGCTGAGGTCGTGCTGGCCTTTGCTACTTTCTTCCAGTGCAGCTGCGCCCAGTTGTCTGCAATAATGGGCTTCCAGTTGGCCTTGTCGGCATCAGGAGAAACACTGCTGTTGAATGGGCGTGAAGGATTCGTGAGCAAACACAACTCACCATTCCAGTAAACAATTACAAGTCCTGCACCAAACACACCCGGTGCCCATTCTTTAATAGCACTACCACTACTCGGGCTTACTTCTATCCAAAAATCATCTTCGGTGATATCCGGATTGGTGGGCGGCTGGTGCCCAATGTTGTTGGCAACTTTACTATTCCAAAAGCGCAGGTTTCCGTTATCATCCGGGTGCGTACTAAAGGCACCATCACCTGTGCCATCAGCATTAAAATCTAAGAGGGCAGTCCAGGCCGGTATGCCCGTGGTAATGCTTTGCGTGATAAAGTCTATTACAGAATCGAATACTATAAATTCCTGCTCAATGGTACGCTGGGCCAGCAGGGTTGCTCTAATAAAGTTTTTTTGTTCCTGGGCTGTCATGATACAGTAAAGTATTCGGTTAAGGAATAGTTAGAAGTAATGTTAAACTCTTCACCTGGTTGCAACAGACCGATAACGGCACCATTGAAGCGCACCACTGCCGGTGCTGCACCCACGGGTGGTGTGCCTGCAGTACCATTGTAAAAGAAAGTATTGTCGGGGCCTTCGTAGTAGAACACCCCTTCGTAGAAGTTGCCATCGGCAAATCGGCTGCCCGTGTTGTGGTCGAAGCTAAAGCGCATGGGCGCGTGCAGCTGGCCTACTAACTTTTGCTGGCCGCTGCCATCGGTGTAGAGCAAAATGAATTCGTCTTGCGTAGCCAACTCCAGCATGGCACGTATGGCAGGCTGGTCTTTCGGGATCACCACCCGCAAGCGAGTATCCTTCTTCTCACCTTCGCGTGTTTGCTGGCCACGGCTTTGGAGATTTGGTGTGTCGAGCGTAGCCTTCCAGGTGTTAAACCCAGTAACGCCAGGCTTAAAGGTTATCACCCCATACACCTGCCCGTTTACCGGATCGGGTATGCTCAACACATCTCGCTTGCTGATCACCTTTAGGTCTATAAGACCACCGAGGTTATCGCTGTATAAACTGTTTATGTTTTGGAGGTAGCTCACGATTCGAAATTCGTGAGACTATAAGACGATTTGTAGGACGGCTTTAGGCAGATTTTAGCAAGCCACAAAGCAACAAGACAAAAGCTATATTGATATAGGACAAAATCTATTTAAAAACTTCTACCCGTTGGTAGTGTTTATAGGCTGCATCGAGGTTGTAATCATCCACCAGCTTGTAGTGTTCGAGGAAAGAGCGGCAAGCCGTGTACTCCGGTATGCCAGTAATGCGCTGCGCTTCTATGTGCGTGAGCATGCTTTCTTTCAACCACATGTCCACATCAATGTTTATGCGCACGAGTTTTCCCAGGCGAGGGCTCAGGCTCATCATGTAGGTGCTTAAGGCAATGGTAATGTCATCCGTAAGCTGGTCGCGGTATTGGTCATTGTGTTCCTTGGCACGGTCCTTTCTGTTTTCGCGAAGTGCCGCCAGCACCATCTTGCCCAGCAGGCTGTGCTCATCTACCGGTATGGGCTTACTTACATCAAGGCCCTGGTGCTCTTTCAAAAACTTTTTCACGCGCTTGTACACCGGTACTTTAAAATGATTGGGGCGGTAGTTGTCGAATAGTTCCATAATGTTTGTCAGCCTGAGCTTGTCGAAGGCTCAGCGAAGATACAAATACAGAATCTTAATTCTGAAACATTTCAGAAACTGCCGTCCTACAGAAACTATCCGAATAAATCAAAATTTACTTCCGAAATGATCGAGTTATTACAATACAGACAGTGGGCCATGAATGAAGCATACATGCGGGTAATGACACCCCGCGTGCTCGATGCTATTAAGAATGGCGTTACACTTATTGAAAAGAAAACCCAATCCGACTATGAAGTAAGAATAGAATCACTCTTTGCTGCGGGAACAGACGAAGAGGTAGAAGTGAGCTACAGCCGCGACACCAACAGTGGTTTCCCGATTGCTAAAGTGGGCAGCAAGAACATCATGCTTATGTCAGTGATCGGTCCGCTTAGTAAGTATGGCGGCATGTGCAGCATGGGTATGCAGGACTATGCCAAGGTCATCAACATGATGAATGCCAACACCAACATACACGGCATGGTCATGATCATCGATTCGCCTGGTGGCACAGTAGATGGAACACCCGAGCTGGGGCTTACCATTAAGAACAGTGCCAAGCCGATTGGTGTATTTGGCGATGGCATGGTGGCAAGTGCCGCCTTGTGGATTGCCAGCCAATCATCTGTAATCGTTGGCAATAAAAACAACCCCACCGAGTTTGGCAGCATCGGCACTTTATTGGTGACGGAGAATTACACCAACATGATGGATGCCGGCAACTTTCCCAAAGTGAAGATCCACCGCGCACCCCAGAGCACCGAAAAAGCCCTGGTCAATTATGTAGAAGAAATCACAGACGATTTGCAGGAAGGTATTAATGGAGAGCTGAAAGAGATTACCGATCTCTTTATTTCTGCTGTTAAGACTGGCCGAGGCGAAGTGCTGGATACCAAAGCAGAAGGCCTCTTTAAAGGCCGCATGTTTAGCGTAAGCGATAGTAAGAAAATGGGATTGATTGATGCCGTAGGTACTCTGCAAACGGCTATCAACAAAGTGGCTGCCCTGGCACGCAACGAACAAAAAACAACAAGTAAAAAAGAAGAAGAAAATATGTTTGGATCAGAAGCAAAAGATCAACTCAAAGCAGAACAGGAAGCGCATGCTAATACCAAAGCGGATCTTGCTCTAGCCGAACAGCGGATCGCTGCCGAGCAGGAGAAGCTCCAGCAGGCAACAAACGAGAAGGCCGCGCTGGAAGCCAGAATTTCAGTACTTGAAGCCGAGGCAAACACACATGCCGAAGCTGTCGCTGCTAAAGAAGCAGAGATCACACAATTGAAAGAAGCCATTGCCCAAGCCCCAGCTGCTTCTGTTACCACTGTAGTGCCCAACGAAGAAAAAGAGGCCGAAGTAGCTGGCGACAAAGACGGTGCCACTAACCAAAAAAGCAAGTACCGCACACCGACCGATGATGAGGCCGATGCCATTGTTAAACTAACCCAACCCAAATAAGAAAATGAAAAAATTAATTGCCTTTGCAGGCTTACTCTTGATGACGGCCCTGGCCGTGGCCACTCCTTTAGGAGCTATGGCGTTCTTCCTTGCCGCTCCTGGCAACTATGTAGTGCTGGGCACTGCAGTTGAAGTATCGGCCATCACCGCTTATGCCGATGAGCACAAGCGCGATTTGATCGCAACCCTCGTGAATGGTTTGGATATCGCTAACGATATCACCGTTATACCGAATGTTAAAAACAAGATTGCCCTTACTAAACTAACCATTGGCGATGGCTTGCGCCCTTATGCTGCTAACCACGAACCAAAAGCTGGCCAATTAGTATTTAGCGATCGTTACTTAGAAACCGCCATTGGTAAGCGCGACTTACTGATCGACTACCGCGACTTTAAGAGCAAGCACTTAGCATGGAGAACCCGCCCAGGTAATGCTGCTGGCAAAACTATCAACGACATGGACTTCGCTCCATTCGTGTGGGATCAGGTAATCAAAGGCGTGCAGCGCGAAATCAACGACCAGGTATCGTACTTTGGTTTTGATAAATCAACTGCAGCTGTTTACTCAGAAGCATCTACCTATGCAGCCAATGCCTACATCATCTTCCCTGTAAATGGTGTAAATGAATACTTCCAGAACATCTCTGGTTCTACCACTACTGCTGGGCAAGATCCATTGGATACTCCAGCCAAGTGGTTGAATGTAACGGCCCGTGCCGTAGTGCCAGGCTTAAAGAGCTACATCGATGCAGCCATTGCAGGCGGCTTCTCTGTAACTGCTACTGGTGCCGTAACCGATGCAGCCACAGCATTGTCTGCCTTTAAAACATTGTTCCGTGCCATGCCTATTACGTATAAGAACTGGGGAGTAATCATCCACGCATCAGTAACGGATTGCGAATTCTTAATGGATGCTTTGGCAACACGCACACAATATGTGAGTGCTGATACCGCCAGCATGATTAAGCAAGGCTTAATTCCAATTCCTGAAACTGGTGGAAAAGGATTTGCGAAAATTGCTACCTGGTTAGGTACCAGCCGCAGATTAATTGCCGAACCAATGGAAATGAGCGGTGGCACAGCTTACGGTCTTAACCTGGTAATGGGAACAGACTTACTCAGCGATGCAGCCACTATCAACAACATCCCGGATGTGTACACCATCAAGTCAGGTATTACCGTAGACCTGGGTTTCCAGATCTCTGACCTGAGCGCATTGAAATTAGGTAACCAAGCTTAACCACACGTTAGCATGGCAGTAAAGAAATGGACATCGCTGTCTGCCGAAGAGCAGGCAGCGATTCTACAAAAAGTAGACGAAGGCGCAGAGCTTAGCAAAGCCGAAGCCACACAGCACGCACAGTACTTACGAGGCCTTAGTGAAGAAGAAAAACAGTACCGTTTTATTACGCCTGCCTTCAACCACAATGGTGTTGAGTACAAAAGTGCGCAGCTTGAAAAGCTTATCGAAGAAGGCGATGAAACAGCCCTGGCCCTGGTGCCCGAGCTGATCCGCTTAGGTCAAATTGTTGAAGAAAAATCCACTGCCCAGGAGGGCGAGTAAGCATGGACGATTTATTATACACCCAAGGGCAAGACAATATGAGCGGCCTTATTGGCGAGCTCGAAATTGTAGCACAAGCCGATGTGGACGATGCCTCTCTGCCTGCTTTGGCGGCTGCCGGTGATCTGAGCATTACAGGCAACATTGTACTAAAGGCAGGTAAGAAATTTGGTCGCATGTACATTACTGTCGATAGCGGCAGCATGGACGGTGCCACCGTAGGAAGCTACGATGCCAAGAGTGGCGAGTGGATGCTGAAAGGCCGCTACCCGCGCCTGGACAAAGGCTTCTTCAATTGGTTGCGCGGAATCCAGAACGGACCCCTGCTGGTATTGTACAAGCAAGGCAACACCGGTAAGCGCTACTGCTTAGGCTTGCAAAATTTTGATAAGACCACCACTACCCTTCAACTAGGCCGTGGCGTTTACTTCGAAACAGGCGAGTTTAAAACAGGTGGTGCTCCTGCTGATGAGGCAGGTGGAACCATCACCTTTAAGTGGGCATGCGCGCACGGTCCCATCGAGTACAACGGTACAGTCGATGTAACAGCATAAGAATTAGCAGACGGCTATAGGTTTAGATTGGTTATGAACGGGAAGCCTCTCCTTAGCGGGAGGGGCTTTTTTATTTAGACAAGGGGACAGTTTTTCTGAACAAAATTTTAATGGTACGAGCAAAATTTAAAGTAACAGCCATTGAACCGAATACTGGTGGTGGCGATGGTAAGTCAATAACATTATTCCCAGTAACTGGCGGTAGTGTTGAGAACGAAAGTTTTTACAAGTATACTCCTGGGGGTTCAATCCTTTTATCCACCATCAACGAAGAAGCTGCAAAGCAATTCGAAGTAGGTAAGGAGTTCTATGTAGACTTTTCTGAGGCATAAAAGTAAATGCCCTACAATCGCGTGGGGCATTTTTACAGTCCTAAAAAACCAACAGTACATTCAGCACTTTCACAACATGATCGGCATCGATAAAGTACTTACGCATTTTGACGACACGTACAATGAAAGCGATTTCAAAGTGAACGAGTACGGCCTGCGCTTTATCACCGAAGATGGCCGCGTGCGCACCATGCGTGCCAAAAAGAAATTGAAAGCCCCCAAGCAGGGCTTGCGCAAACCCACCAGCGACCGAGGCCAGTACCTCTACAACCTGCAGCGCCTGGGCAATATGTTGTTGGAAGATCTTGACATTAACGAACCGCGCACGGTAAAGCCTGCCACGTTCTTCTCCTTTAAAAAAGCAAGTGGTTGGGAGGCCATACACCACTAATGCAAACCACACTACCGCTACGCTCCCGCGAAACCAAGTGGGCCATGGAAAAAATACAAACCGGTATCTACATGAGTTCCGAAACCGGCACCGTGTACGAAACCGATAAGTTTAGCGTAGAGCCCGACACCAAAAACAGCACAACCACCTCCAACAGCGGCAAGCCTTATGCGCGTTGGGGCAAAGATAACTTCTACCCACAGCGCCTGATAGATACGGTCAATGCCGACCCGGCAGCCTCCTTGCTTGAACGCAGAATCCACATGCATTGGGGCAAGGGTTTATTCTTTTACCGCAAGCGCATCGATAAGCAAGGCAACGAAGTAATTGAAGTAGTGCCCGATGAGCAAGTGCCTGCAGAGATAGACGACTTTATGTGGCAGAATGATTTCCTCAATTTTCAGCAGGGAATCATTAGCGACTACGAGTGGTGGCACCGCTACGCAGTGCAGTACATTGCCAGCAACGATACGAAGATTCGCACGATTGAATGGACCCGAGTAAAAGACGTGCGTGCCGAACTGCGCGATAAAAAAACAGGTCGCATCAATAACTACTACGTAAGCGGCAACTGGCCTGATCCTGCTGTAACGGACTATAGAAAAGTGCCTGCGCTGGATCGCCTCGGCAAAGGCAGTGGTATGTACATGCATCAGTTGGTGAACATCGACAAAGACTACTACCCGCAACCTGCCTGGCATGGCATCAACAAGTGGTTGCACATAGCGGCAAAAATTCCCCGTTGGATCCTCGCTAATATTGATAACAGCATGAACATAAAGTACCACGTGAAAATACCACTGGAGTACTTTATGAAGCGCCACCCCATTGATGCCTACAAAACAGGTGAAGAGCGCCTGGAGGCCATTGCCAAGTTTGAGCAAGAGACATATAAAAACATCGACAAGTTTTTGGCAGGTGCCGAAAATGCGCAGAAGGCCTTCTACAGTAAAGTAGCCGTAGACGACCAGGGCCACGCACTACCCGGTTGGGAAATAATTGTGCTGGATAACAAACTGCAAGACGAAGCCTGGCTGCGTGCTTACGGTACTGCAGCACTCGCCATTACTAGCGGTGTGGGCTTGCAGCCTAGCATTGCAGGCTATGTATTGCCCAACGGCCTAGGCTCTGGTAGCGGCAGCGACTTGCGTGAGCAATACAACTTTAGCAACCAGGTACTCTTTGGAATTGGCAGGCAAACCACCTTAGAGCCTTTCAATTTTGTGAAGCGAAGAAACGGTTGGGATCCTACCCTACACCTGGGCTACAAAGAGGTAGTGCTGCAAAGCACCGACCAGAACAAGAGTGGCTATGCCGTGCAGAATGAAGAAGCACCAACGAGCGACAAAGCCCAAACTAAAGACCCGATGACCGTATGAGCTTAATCACTACCATAGCGGAGTTAAAGAAGTATGTGAGCATCGATGCGAACGCAGCCATTGAAAACTGGCAACCCTTCATTGACGAAGCGCAAAGCCTGTACTTAAACGACTTGCTCAGCGAAGCTTTTATTGCTGAACTGCAAGCTGAGTATGACGATGTAAATGGTGATGCCGAAGCACTGCCAACTGATCTTAAAAACCTTTTCCCATACATCCAGCGAACCCTAGCTTACTATACGCTCCTACTCGGCATTCCACACCTTACCGTTACGGTGGGCGATATGGGCATACGCGAGCACAGCAATCCGGAAAGCATGACGGCCAGCCGGTGGAAGGAAGAGAAGATACAACTTCATGCCCTTACCCAGGGAGATATACATGCTGATAAGTTGCTGGACTATTTAGAAGCCAATGCAGCAGTTGCGGCTTATGCCACCTGGGTAAGTAGCGAAGCCAACACACAGCGAAGCGGGTTTTTGGTGTATAGCACCAGCATTGCCAATCAGCATATCCGCATTAACAACAGCCGCAGGTTGTATAAAAAGTTACTGCCTATAATCGAAACAATCGAAACGCGTACAGTGCGCAAGTTGGTAGGGCAAGAGCAATACAATGAGCTGGTATCACAACTCAAAGATAATACGCTTACCTCTGAAAACAAAACCCTTGTTGGCAAGCTACAACCCATCATTAGCAAGCGTGCGCTCTACGAAGGCCTACCCCATTTGCAAGTAAGCATTGGCAGCGATGGCATTTGGTTATACACCGAAGTAGCCGAGCTGCGCAAGAAAGATTTCCTCGCCACCGATGCACAGGTAAAAGCCCTGCGCATGCAAGTAATGGATGGTGAATACGGCTACCTGGCCGATGAGCAGGAACTAAGACAATTTTTATTGGATAACATTGACCACTACCCGCTGGTAAAGGTTACCGGTGTGTACACCGCAAGGCCTGATCCTGGGCCCGTGTGGACTACACCACTGCCCGAGCCTGGCGATAAATACTTTAGTGTATAACATGGCTAAGAGAAAGCAAGACATAGATACCGAACAGGAAGTAACCCTGGCAAGAATTGATGAACGATTAAAAGCAATCATCGATAGCAATGATTTGATTTACTCTGAAGTAAAAAAAAACAATGGCAGGGTAACCAATCTTGAACATTGGCGCAGCCGCATGAAGGGCGTGTGGATAGCCGTGGTTATTGGAGGATCTGTGATCGGTGCCCTTGCTGGCATTCTCGTTACCTACCTAATCCCTAAATAATATGAAGGCTGCAGACAATGTGTTTTTAGTGGTAAAGCCCGGTGTGGTGCTCACGCCAATTATTGAACCGGTCATCTGCTCGCTGGAGATCTACTTCCGCGAAGCAGGACTAAAAGCCTTTGTTACCAGCGGCCTGCGCGATGCACATGACCAACTGCGCATTGTTAAAAAGTACTTGATCGCTAAAGGTCTTGATAAACACTATCCTGCAACCATGGCCTGCAAACACCCCATGGAGAAGGACCGTGGCTACTATGTGTGGCAATTGGCGTGGAGCCACTTGCTAAACGTAGGGGTAATCATTAACCCACCGCTCGCATCTGAATGCTTGATGGACTACTTCCGAAATGGTAAAAACCGTAAGGGGCAAATCATTAATCAAACACCCCACGCCAATGGTACCAGCTTCGACATAGGTGGTGCCGGTGGAGACGATGCTACTATTAAAGATGAGTTGGTAGTCATGGAACGCGCTATGAAAGCCAAGGTAAAAGGGCTTATCTACATCCTACCAGAACACAACAACAACGCCATCCACTGCGACTGCGTGCGCAGCTAACCCGTCCTAAGATACAGTACAGTGTATGGGTAGTTTAGAGTATGAATTTCATCGGCAAACTACTGGGCATCAAACCCGAAAAAGTTGTAGACAGTGTCGGCAATGTGCTCGACAACCTGATTACCAATAAGGAAGAACTCGCTGCGGCCAAGCTGGCCGTGCAGCAAGAAGCCAATCGTCACCTGGAAGCGATATCCACCGCAGCCGAGAACATGGAGAAGGCTTACCTCGCAGACATTGACAGCGCACGCAAAATGCAAGCGGTAGCTCTCGGCCAAGATGATAAATTCAGCAAACGCTATGTGTATTACCTCAGCAGCTTTGTGATCGTCAGTGCCACTGCTTTTGGCATACTCTTGTTCTACGTAGACTTTCCGGAAAGTAATCGCAGGTTGGTGGAAATGTTTGCAGACATCTATCTGTTTGCCGGTGCCATTATGGTATTACAATTCTTTTTTGGTAGCAGCAAGGGCAGCCAGGATAAAGATGTATTGCTTAAGCAAATGAAGCCATGATCCAGTTTACGACTCTCAACTTACCCGAAATAGTACCCCAGCAAGACTTACTCGACTGGCGCAAGAGCTTACGCACTACAGAGGCGAATGCAGCTCCTTCCGAGGTAAAAGAATTTATTGAAGCACTCGCGGCTAAGCTACCCGACTATGGCCGCATCGGGCAAGACATGGTGCCCTTTACCGGCTATGAGTTACGCCTTGCAGGTATCAAACAATTGGGTGGCGAGACACTGGTGGACTTTGCTGTGTACAAAATAGCCGTGCCACGTTTGGCCGCCACCGACCAGGCATTGACCATGTACCGCATCTACCAACGCAAGGGCAAGAAGGGATTGATCGACTACTGCAAAGCCAAGGTGCAAGGCACGGAGCTGGAGCGATTACTGTACATTCTCAACGTGCATGTGTTCCATATCGAGAGCGTGGAGTTTAGAGAAGTAATGGACCGCATTCACAATTCAAATAAACTGCTGACCGATGAACAATAGAACCTACAAGGTATCGGACTTATTTTATACCAACTGGCAACAAGTAAGCGCCCAGCGGCTGGCCGAAGGCTACACTGCGTACAGCATTTTGCAAGGTTGTGAGTTGGGTAGCGATGAATACGGCAAGGCTTTGATTATGACTTTGCGCGCTTTGCGAAAGAACCCGCGCCTGGTAGATCAGATTACGGTAGAGCAGGCGGTAGATATTTTTAACGAGATCGCCCCAGAGCTATCCAAGCCCTGGTATAGCTTTCCACAACAACGCATCGCTTTTCGCTTTCAGTTTTTGTTTGCCCCTAAAGAGAAGATGGGCAACAGAACCTTTGATCATTTAGTGTATGCGGACTCCTGCCTGATGAAGATATTGAACAGTGCCGAGCCCGAAAAGCAACTAAGCGAACTTAGTCGCCTTGCTTCTATACTGTATACCCGATCAGGCGAGCACTATTACAACGACCGCGAAGTAACAGCCAAGCAAGTTCACTGGCAGAAGAACTTAGAACTATGGCAACTACAGGCCATCTTCTACACGTTTGCGCACATCAAAAAATACATAGTAGAGGGCTGCCAACATTTGTTCGAGCAGCCTAAAGGGGATGCCGGAACAGGTCCGGTAAAGGTGAGCGATAGCATGCCCATGTGGAGCGAGATTAAGTTTGCGCTAGCAGAGAGCGGTGTATTTGGAACCTTTGATGAGGTAGGTAGAACGGATCTCTACAAAGTGATCAATTACCTGGAGAGCCGCGCCAAGAAGCAGAAGGAGGCTGCAAGCAATGCTAAGTCTAAATAGTTATACAGGATACCGCGCCTACTTTGAGAACCTGGCTACTCAACACGTAGACATTGCCGGCTTTAAGTATGGCGATGATAAGGTAGTGCAGAACGATAGCCGCAAAGGTTTGCCAACCGTATTCTTACACTGCCTGCCCTACGAGAGTGCCCGTTATAGCGGTCCCAACATAGACCAGCAGTACAGACGAAAGCGTGCCCGTTACGCCATTTTGAAAGTATGCCCACCCGGCAACTTTGCAGCAGAGAATGAAGTGCTTGACTTCTGCGAGGTAATAGCCTTGCAGGTGAATGCCCGTATGATTTATAAAGACAAACCCGTGCTGAGCGTGATGCTGGATGTGAGCAGTATTGAAATGAAACCTGTTACCGACATCATCAACTCCACCAAATACATTGGTGTGGAAGTGGGAATCGATGTAATGGATAACCCAGGCATGAGTTTAAATGTGAACAAGTGGACAGATTTAATACCCCCAACACCCTAAGCCATGCCAACCATAGGAAGTAATTTATCGCAGTGGGGTAACGTAGGTGAATACGAAACCGACAGAAGCACCTGGGGCTTTTCGGATACTGCATTTATTGCCTATTCCAGATCCACACTTTTTAGTTTTGTTTTTAGCAATAGCTGTGTAGCCTACTTGCATTCATTGCCCGGGCTCTACCCCTTTCTTGATTGGGTTCCTCAACGATTCACAGCAGTAGCAGGAAAGAAATATCGAGCGGGTGCCCTGGTAACTAAAACCGGATCTGCCAGTGCAGGAAGCGTAGTGGAGATTATCAGTACATCGGCCAACCTGGTGAAGGATACGGCTACCACTAAAACATTTGGTGAGTTGGCCAGTACACCCACCTTTATTGAAACCTATTTTGATTGTTTAGTGAGTGGCACGTATACCATCTGGATACGTTCTACCAATGTAGACAGCTTGCAAACATTATCGATCGGTACCAATATCTACACCGATTCATTTAGTGTTTTTGAATGGGAGGAGCCCGCTGGCCCCGTGTGCACACTTGCCTTTGATTTACCCAACTGTGTTGTCGTTAACGAAACAGGTCCAAGCAGCACAGATGGATCTATTACCCTTGCGGTAACAGGCGCAACAGGACCGGTGGAATACAGTAAAGACAATGGGGCTACATGGCAGAGCAGTGCCCTCTTTGCAGGGCTGGACAGTGGCACCTACCAATGCAAGGCACGAGAGACAGGTAATTTAAGCTGCGTAGTATCACAAAGTTTTGCCGTAAACATTGCTGCGCCAACGTTTAGCTGGACCAGCGCCAAAACCGATGAGACGGTGGCAGGTTCTAATGATGGAACTATTTCTATAACAGTAAGCGGGACAGTAGCGCCTTTCACCTATTCCAAAGACGGTGGCACCACCTACCAAGGCGGTAACATTTTTACAGGGCTGGCTCCTGGTACCTATACCATTACTGTAAAAGATTTTAACGACCAATTAGTAAGTGGCAACGTAACCATTGCGGCAGGAGTTGTTTTGTTTGACAAGGCTTTCTTTTCACTAGATCCGATACCCTTTACAGTGAATGAAGGTGCAAACAGTGCCGAAGATAATTACCGATTGTACGTAGATGTGCGAGTGGAAGATGTGGCTGGCAGCTCCGTTTTCACCAGCAGAATGAAAGCTACCCTGGAGCCTGAAAGCAACGGTGTTGCCACATTCAATTTACGACAGGCCTTTCGAGATGCATTAACTGCAGCACCTCCCGTATTGAATACAGCTTTACCGCAACGCATAACAGATCGTATTAAGTTTTTTAAATGCTACAGTGGAGAAATATTTGACGCCTTGACTGTACCAAGTGAGCTTACTGCATCCAATCTTTTATTAGTACTTCTCGGAGGGTTAGACAAAAAGCAATACCCTGGCTTTAACTTCTTTACTAGCTTCTTAAGCACTTATAAGAAGTTTCTGAGCTGGCAACCCTTGGTTAAATATGTGAATCGTGCACAGGAAGAATACCTTACCTTCTTTGTATACGCCACAAACCAGACCACATTGAAGATGCGGGTGAAGTGCTACTATACTGATAACACGAACAGTACCTATACTGCCTTTACCGTTTCTGGTGGAGCGTTGAAAGGTTATTTGTACCAGTTCCCTACTGGCCCTACACATGCGGGTATTCTCGGGCATCAACCAGCAAAAACGCTAACCCACTATGAAGTGTGGCTATTAAACGGTGCGGATGAGGTAATCACCGAAGTAAGAACCTACAAAATGAATTCGGTAGAATCTCCCAACACACGCTATTTCCTATACCTGAATAGTGTGGGTGGTTATGATACCCTACTGGCCACCGGAAAAGCTACCGTTGAAACAGCTATTGAGAAAACCATTATTCAAAAACACTTGCCTGTAAACTACCAGGCAGAAGATGGGGAGTTTGAAGTGAACGACAGTCTCTTCCAGAAATCAGGCAACTATAGTACCGGATACTTAATCGGAACTTATGGTGAAGAATTTCAAAAGGCCCTGCTCGATTTTATGAAGAGCAAGCGGGTGTTTGAAATAACCACTGGGAAACGTGTACCAGTAATTATTGAGAAGGCCAACATGCGCTACAGCGATGACGACAGCACCGAATATTACTTGCGGTTCAACATTCAAGAAGCTTACAACAACCATTCTTTCACTCCTGATGTGCTATGATCGGAATAAAATACAATGGCGAATGGTTCGATCTGCTGCCTTCTACACGTATACAGCTGGCACTTAAGAGTCCATTGTTTGCAGAGAACAATGTAATCCCAGGAAGCTTCTCTCTTCCCTTTGAACTTCCTTTTGGTGAGGCTAGCCCAAAGAACACTCAAATGCTTAGCCACATAGATGTGGTGGAAAACCCAGTGCGTGTGCGTAAGGTTCAGGTACAATTGCACTATGATAACAATCTTTTTAAACCAGGATACCTGGCTATTGGAAAGGTTAATGCACAAGGGAACAGAGTAAGTACCAATTTTGATTTTGGGCTTTCTATACTAGCCGATGACTTTAAAACAAAAAAGATTACTGAGATCGCGAACGATTCGGTTACCATGTCTAGTGCTCCTTTTGTTAAGAGTGTGATCTTAATTGCCAGAACCAACATTCACAGTGCACCATTTAAAATTGAAATTAACGGTAGGGAATTTTCTGGAAATAATAATGCTGCAATTGCTGCCGCCATAAATGCCGATGCTAATGAACCACGAGCAAAAGCTACCTATGTAAACACTCCCTTTAATGGCGATGCCCCTGATTACATAAGCCTGGAACCCTATACGGGGGCAACCAATATTGAAACTCCCCTTACCATCAAGTACATTGATGATATACCGAGCACGTTGAAGTGGAGCATCAATGCTGATGACCTTCATGCCAACTACACCACTCCCATTATCAACTGGCTCAATACAAATTTTAACACAGCCACACCTTTGGATAACCGTATGCGCTTCCCCATGTATAAAAATGAGGGGCTGTATGAAGATGAGAAGGTGAAATGGTTTAAAAGTGTAGACTATAATTGGATGAACCCCTGCAACTTCGGCAACTACCTGGGAAACTTGGCGGCCAACGAAGGTTTTAGGCCAAGTAATTTTGGGAGCCTTGCTCCTTATATAAGGCTTGCTTGGGTTATGGATCGAATTGAGTCATACTTTGGTATTGAGTTCGAAGGTGATTTTTTAACAGATCCAGATTACGATGCTGCTTTGTTCTTCCACAGTCATTCGCTGGATATACGCATCCCCTTCATCACCGGAACGGATGAAGCTCGCGACTGGATTGCCTTCAAAAGAACTTTTAACACCAATGAATTTCTTCCAGAAATAACGGTGCCAGAGCTCTTGAAGTCGATAGGCGCTTGCTTCAATTTGGCTGTGTATTACAATGAAGCGACTGGCAGCATTCGGCTACAGAAGCGAGATCCAATACTGAGTGAAAGAAGCTACATCCCTAAAACACGCTACAGTCCACTAAAGGATAGCGATGATATTGGACTGAACGGCATAACATTTAGAAGAAACAAAGACACTGACGACCTCCGAGCAATTGACGACCAGTACGTAAGTGGAGAAAGCGAGCAGGATATTGTGTTTGCTTTAGGCTCAACACCAGGCGAGGCTACTGTGTACTATGGTAGCAGCAGCTTGTACCCTTACACCGTACCTGTAGTAAAACGAAAGAGCTCAACAAAGATTCCGCTCAGCTTCTTCTTTTATGAGTACAGAGCTGGCGGTGCCAGTGGCAACAAGCCGTTAGTGAATACCCATTTGCAAGATTGCAACTTTACCCTGGCAGGTGCTGAGGGCCTTATTGAAAAAAGGCATGCACTTTACCTGCGGTTTTTGCTTACAAGAAAAGAACTGAGCTATACTGAATACATGGCTTTGGGCGAAGTGCTGGCGTTGGATTGGGAAAAGAAGGTGATGCTGGACAGAGTTAAGTATTTGTACAAAGACATTACCCTTACACTTAGCATGCAAGGCATAGAGCCTGCCGAGGTTACACTTTACACAACCCCTTAATCATGTACAGCACTAATCTTCAAATAAAGCTGCTGGACATTGCCAATGAGTATCGTGGCAAAATAGAAGCAGGCATACGGCAAGTGATCAGTCAACCAAAGTACCGAGCCAGTGGCGAAGGCTTAGCCAGCTTAACAGTAACAGTAATAGAAGGCAACGCACAAAAGGCTCCTGTTATCGTGGTGAACATTGCCGATCAAATTATGCGACTGGAAAGCCGCAACCTGCAGTGGACTGAATTACCGAACATGGGTAAAATGTACAGTTGGGCCAGCTATAAAAAAAGCGATCCTAAAGAGGCCAGAGATCTAGCCTGGGCAGTGGCTAAAGACAAGCAGAAGAACGACACATGGAAGCCAAAACTATGGCGCAGACAAAGCCTGAGTGCAGCACTAAAAGAAATGAATAAGGCCATGCTGGCCGCATTCGATAAAGCAATTGAAGAAGATCTACTTAAAGCCGGTATGGAGGGCTTACAACAGTAATGGCAGAAATTAAAATAACCCTTGTAAATGGCGAGCTGGCAGGGAAGACTGCGCAAGAAATTGGTAAGGCCGTTCGGGAGGCCTCGAAGGAATTAAGTAAGGCCAAGATTGGAACCGAAGAGTGGGTGAAGGCTAATCAGAAGTTGGAAGATGCCAAGCAATTGCAGGAAGACCTTGGTAAGCAAATAAAGAGTACGGCCGGAGCCAGCGACATGCTTAAAAAAGCCTGGAACAATTTACCGGGTGCTCAATACTTCAATCAGGTGAGCGAAAGCTTCGGCATGATGAAGCAAGGTGTTGGTGGATTGGTGAGTCAGTTTGGAGTGTTGAAGACCGCTATTGCTGCAACAGGTATTGGGCTCTTGATTATATCGCTGATGACTCTGGTGCAATGGTTCAAAAAAACAGACGAAGGAGCTACGCTCTTGTCTGGTATAATGACCGGCATCGGAAAAGTATTCGATTTGGTTTTTGGTAAAGCCTTAGCATTGTTCAAAGACTTAGGTGAATACTTTACCGGCAAAAAAAGCATTAAGCAGGGCCTGATTGATTTGGTCGAGTTTATTGGCAACAACCTACTCAACCGCTTAAAAGCTTTTGTGGTAATCTGGGATGGAATTCGTAACGCAGATCTGAAAAAAGTAACGGATGGCTTCATCCAACTTGGAACAGGTATTACCGATGGCACAGATAAAATGGCAGATTTTGCTGGGGAAGTTGCCAACGCTGTAAAAGAAGGTATTGAATTAGAAAAGCAACTGGATGCCATTGCCGACCGTGCCCGTGAATTAAAAGTAGAGCAAGCCGAAACAGAGAAGGTTGTAGGGCAACTGCTTTTGCAAAGTAAAAATGTAGCTCTAAGTCTAGAAGAACGAATTGCATTGCTCGACAGGGCTTCCGCGTTAGAACTTAAAAACCATAACGATCAACTTGCCAATGCCAAAGCTATGGAGGCACTGCGCAAAAAGGAGATGGAGGATAAGTTAGCCCTTGGTATTACTGATGATGCTTATGCAGAAGATTATGCCGATGCGCAAGTAGCACGCATTAACCTGGAGAAAGAAAGTATTACCCTGCAGGAAAAAATTGAAAATAGAAGAAGTGCATTGTTAGAAAAGCAAGAAGCTGAGCGCAAAAAGGCACAGGAGGAAGAAGTAAAAGCCCTGCAGAACATTCAAGATCTTAAGGATGCACTTATTGCCGATGCACAAGAGCGCGAGATAGAACAGATCTGGACACAAACTCAACGCAAGATTGAAGCGCTCACCGGAACCTCAGAACAAATCGCAGAGCAGGAAGCCTTGCTAAAAGAGCAAGAGATTATGGCCGTGCAGGCGGTGGTGGATAAGTATGCGGCAGAGGCAGAGGAAAAGAAAAAAGCGGCAGATGAAAAGGCCCTGGCCGATAAAAAGGCACAAGCAGAAAAGGAGAAGGAAATTGCAAGGGAAAAAGCTGTCTTTGAGCAAGGAATACTGGACAACACAATTGCGGCAACTGAACAAGCCGTTGGGTTGGGCGCAGACCTTCTTGCTTCGCAGGCCAAAAATGAAAAAGAGGCCAAGAGAATTAAAAAGATAGGAGCCATTTCAGAAATAGGTATCAATTTATTTAGAGAACTTTCTGCCAACAGTGCCTATGCTGCAACACTTGGTCCTGCAGGTGGTGCATACCTTGCGCTTAAAAATCCACCAGCCTATTTCAGAGCCGCGTTTGCTACCGCCAGAGTCTTAGCCTTTAGAAAAGGTGGTATTCTTAGAGGCCCAAGTCATGAACAAGGAGGCATCGGCATGATGGTGAATGGTAGAATGGTAGCCGAGGCCGAAGGTGGTGAGCCAATACTTACTGCAGCTGTAAGCCGCAACCCGGTATTGCTAGCCGCTGCCAGCCGCATAAATGTAGCAGCAGGTGGTAGGCCATTAATGGAAGCCGGTGGCGTAACTCCAAGTGCAGCCAGTGCAGGAGCACAACCTTTCGATATGAATGGATTTGAACAGCGCATTGCCAGCATTATGCTGGCCGCCATGGACAAAAAAATAACCACTCTTAGAGTGGTTAACGATCCGCTGGAAACTCAAAGTAAGGTTGATGAGATCAAGCAGATTGAAAATCGGGTGAATGTTTAGCGTTTTTTCTTTAGGTGTTTGCCAGCATCAAGGTCTACGCCTAGTCCAATTGTAAATAATACTAGACCTGCCGCTGATATGGCCGGAGAAACATATTTAGGTTCTGGTAGAGATCCGGATGGGCTACTCAAGTAATCTTCAAGATCCTTTTCATATTGCTTGTTATAGATGGATTGAAGTAACACGCTACCCCCTATCGCTAAAATCCCAACCAGCTGTGCAGTCTTTCCATTATTCCTTTGAATTCTAAACTGTTCAATGCTTCTGTCTAATCCTTCAATGCTTGCACTTGTCTCTGTAATGGTAGGTACTACTTTAATGGGTTCCCTTTCAACACCATCTACCAACACATTTACACCTGCCTTTTTTAAATCAGCTTGCAGCTTGGCTGATGCCTCTTCTATTTTAGAAAATGTGATGGATGCTATGTCTTTGAATTTTATACTACCTCCTGCGATGTAGAGCGCATCGCTTCCGGTAGCATTGATTGCTACAACTTTTTCTTCTCCCGTCTTTAATTGAAGCTTTACAGTCTGACTGTAGCTTGTAAGGCTGATGAACGTTGCTATGGCAACTAGGGTAACTATTCTGCGCATACGAGTTTGTTTTTGTGAACTCTAATATACTAAAGCTGTCCTATTTATGGCGACTACGTGTCGCCATTTTTACTACATGGCAACGCTACTACGCTGTATAGATGATCGCAACCGCCCCGATGAAATACCCGAAAGCAAAATGGTGAAGGCTGGCGAGATCTACACCTTTAAAAAACTATGGTACAGTGCCTCGCAAGACAATTGCCCTTTTATTGAACTGGAAGAAATAGACCTAACCGGTTGCGGACTATACAAGGGTTTTGCCGCCTTTAGATTTGAACTGGTATGAAGCTCAACCTCGCCAAAATACAAGCACAACTGGCTGCACCAAAACAAAAAGCTACTAGCCACAAGCCGCTAGCTACTAGCAACCAGAAGCCAGTAGCCAGCAGCTCGAAGCTTGAATTGCTAGATCCCATCACCACCCAATACGCCCAGCTTAAAAAGCAACGTGCCATTCTCAGTACAGCCATTTCTCCTTTAGTAGAAAAACTACGCGCAGAACTGCATGCGCAAAGTCCGGCACTGGCAGATGAGTTAATGAATGGCAAACTGCCAATGCCAGAGCTAGCCGAGCACTACAAAAAGATAATAGGCATCACCGAGCAGATGACCAAGCTGTGGGATGACATACGCTACGTGCAAGACCATGGCAAACTACCCGAAGAACCCACGCCTAGCGTAATCACAGCACCGAGCCAAGAGTTGAGCGCACTCACAGCCGAGATCAGAAGGCTGGATGATCTCATCCACAAAACCTACAAGAAGCTACGTACGGGGAAGCCCAAGAATGCCGACCGCGTAAACGAGTGGAAGGTGAAGATAGCTCTGGCAGAAGCCGAGCGAGACAATTTAAAACGTAAACGAGCAGCACTACACTATGGAGCAAGAGCACAGCGCGCTGGTATCGAGCAAGAAGGATAAGCTGCCACGCGAACTTAAAAAAAGTAAGGATAGCGACTTCGACCGCATCTATAAGTTCTACCACCACAGCAAAACACGCATAGAACTTAGCGCAGATGAAGAAGTAATCCGCGAGCGTTGGGAAAAGGCTTGGTTACTCATGTGCCGTGGTCGCACCGTTAAGGCGTGCGCTGATATAACGTGTCGCTTGTTCAACATAAGTCAGGCAACTGCATACGATGATGCGCGCAAGGCACAAATGCTCTTTGGCGATCCGCGCAACGATCTGAAAGAAGCCAAGCGCAGAATCATTGAGCAACAACTACAGAACGGTGCCAACAAAGCCTGGAACAAAGGCAACTTAGACATGCACCTTAAGTACCTCAAAGAGATCTCCGAGATCAGAGGCCTCAAAGAACCAGATGCTGATACTAACCTGGCTGATTTGATGAAGAAGCTCGTGCCTACACAGATCAACATTCTGGCAAGCATGGAAGACCTCAATGCATTGGCTCAGTCCATGCGCGAGCAAATAACGAAAGACATAGGCTTCGAAGAAGTAAAAAATGAAGAAGCCAAAGGTTAAGCAGATTGATAGGTACTTAAATCCGGTAGCGCAGATCTTTCTGCTGTGTCAGGCTATATACAAAGTTCTGATTGCTGGGCGTGGTTTTAGTAAAAGCTTTACTAATGGTTTGCAAGTAGCGGAGAAAGTGGCGCTCATGCCGCGCTCGGTAGGCTTATTCCTAAGCCCCACCTACAGCATGATCTACACCAAAACGCTGATCCCCATGAAGGCAGCCTGGGAGCAGCACCTTGGGTACATTGAAGGCATCCATTATGTAGTAGGCAAAGCACCACCTAAGCACTTTGCCAAGCCATGGCATAAGCCACATCGATACGAGAATGTAGTAACCTTTTGGAATGGTACCACCATTGTGTTTGGTAGCTTCGATAGGCCTGCGCTAATTTCCGGTGGATCCTACGATTGGTCCATTTGCGATGAAGCTTACCTAATTGATAAAGACGATTATGATAACTATGTAATCCCTACCATGCGGGGAACTCACACCAGCTTCCAAAACATACCTACCCATTTGCAGCAAAGCTTTAGTAGCTCTATGCCCTTTCGTAACCAGGGCGATTGGTTGCTGGAATTCTATGCGAAGGCAAAAGCAGACCCGCGCATGTATGGCTTTATTGGTTGGGAACCTAACGCTAAGCTTCAACTTGGCAGCACGTGGATGAATAGAGAAGTATTGGGCGATAAAGCCATACTATCCATGCAGGCAGAGATGAGCGAGGTAAGCTACAGAGTAATGATACTCAACCAACAGGTAACTAATTGGGGCAACCTCTTCTATCCAGCCTTAGCGGCTAAGCATTGGTACACACCAAAGGCTAACGACCGAGTGATACAGATACCCATAAGCACAAACTATAAGCGCGATGCCCGATACGATGTAGGCCAGGATGATTACAATCCTGATATGCCCCTACACCTAAGCCACGATTGGGGTACGTTTAACTGCATCACTATTGATCAGCAGTACCCCAAGGAGATAAGGGTGATCAACACCATGCACGTGCACAACCCTAAGACCATCGATGATCTGGCCGATGAGTTCTGCGAGTACTACCTACACCATAAGGCTAAGCTGGTATACCAATGGGGAGATAAGAGCGGTAACAACAGGCAGGCCAATGCCAAGCTCACCTACTTCGAACAGTTCTCTGAGATACTAAGAGCCAAGGGCTGGCGTGTTGTATTGAAGAAGACTGGCGACATTGAACACCTGGAACGACACAGACTACTGGCTAAGGTACATGCAGAGACAGACACGCGCTTTCCAATCGTTCGATACAACTCAAAGTGCACAGACTTTCGTATAGCCATGGAGAGCGCTCAGATGAAGGACCACAAGAAGGATAAGAGTAGCGAAGGCAACAGCTCCATCAAGCCCGAGCATGCTACCCACTACACGGATGCACACGACTATCGCATGTACCATGCACTCAAACAATATGAGGCTAAAGACTACGGCATGGATATCTACTCTACCAACCTCTAATTCATATATCTCTCAAAAATTCATTGGCGACAGTCAAAAAGGGGAAGGCACACGGGAGTTGATCGTGTCTAAAATGTTGTGCTTTTTCTTTTGCGGAAGTTTATTCTATTGATAGCCAAATAATTGAATATTATTTGGCTGTAATTGCCTACCCTTTTATGAGTGCATTCATTTTGGCAAGGTCGCTATTCATTACCTTCTTATCAGTTTTGACGTACTTTTCCAAAGTGTTCCGCTTTTTCAAACCCATGAACTTCATTAGTGAAGTGTGGTTAGCTCCGGCTTGGTCCATAAGGCTGGCAAACGTATACCGGGCCACATGATGGTGTAGGTTTACATCGATCGCAAACTTGGCAGCAATATTCTTTAATACACGGTTTGCGTATTGATCAACAAATCTGTTGAACACAGTGCCCTTCGGGTTGTCATCCAATTCATCATCTAGGAGCATTCGGGCAACATCATTAAGAGGAACCGAATCTATCTTGGTACCATATCTCTCTGTTTTTTGCGGCACTATAGTCATCTGTCCGTTGTCAAACATAGACCTGTCAAGTTTCTGTAAATCGCTTATGCGTAGTGCGCAATTGCATGAAAACAAAAACCTGCGAAGTACTACTATCTCGCTATTCGTTAATCCCTGCCTGCTATCCTTTTGCTTGTACAACATTGGCAAGGGTTGATCTTTCCACTTTAGGTATAGCTCAAGCAAGTTTTTAAACTGGCCTAGTTCTAAGGGCTTCCAGTTTCCATCCTGTAACTGGTTTTTGAAACGACTATACGGATCTGTAAACTTTATATTGTCGATTCGCTTGGCAATGTTCAAGTAGGTTTTCACATGCTTATGCCGTGGCCATCTACCATTTATGCTAATTTCCTTTTTACGCAGCTCCGGATTGATCTCAGTGTTGATATCTCTTTTAAGTTGCCGGTCGAAATCATTAGGCCAGTCGGCATTGAATTCATGAAAGGGTATAACGGTGTAGAACTTCTGGAGTTTTTTAAGTGTGCCCTTCTCCTTTTCGTATGTCTCGTTGGAGATCATTCCCTTATTCCACCGTTCGAATGACTTCTGCGCGTAGTATTGGATGAAATCGTTCTTATTAAGGTCAGTCTTATACTCCTTCAAAAACGATTCTAGCGATAAATGTATGCCCCTGAGCAGATAGTCCTTCCGGATGTTATTGGCCTTTGCCAGTGCGTTGCTAATGATAATGTTATACTCATCCACATCCGGATCCTTCTTAATCCTTGGCTTGCATAGATCTCTTACGTTGAATTTCTCGGGTGGCCAACAGATTCCGAGAGGAAGCCTGGCCTTCTTCCGGTCGATAATTACCTGCATAAATATGGCGCATGTTCCATCAGTCCTTTTGTAGACTGTGTCCATCTTGATCTTAGCTGAGTATCCCATTTGTCTGAAACAATTCTGAAACGATAGCCCTAAAAAGTAGGCCTAGAAGCTTTAATTCTAGGCCATATTCAGCGTTTTTACCCACGCTATGCAGGTTTTGTGCCCAGGACTGGGGCAGCTTTTTTACCTCATTACCAACTAGTTGTACCATCAGGTCAGAAACAATTCTGAATCATTGTTACTCCTTACTGATCTCTTTTAGCTTCTCCGCCATTAATGCTTGC